ATATGTATAATACATTTAAAACAAGGATATTCCCAGATGGAAGATTTGAATCACATTAGGGACTCTATTGATATTATGAAAGAACGAATCACCCGTCTCGAAGAAAAGATGAAGACTGTTTATCACAGAACAGAACGCATTGAGGACAAGTTGGATAAGTTGATTGAGCAAGGACAGGGTCAAAATATAGACATTGCTACAAATCAGATTCACATTGGAAACGGTGAGAGGATGTTTTGGCTAGTTGCGTCTGCGGTAATTGGATTAATTATGTATTGGTTGAAGGGGTAATATATGATAGAAACGTTATTTAATATAGAGATGTTGTTGAGTATTTTTGCTTCAACATTAGGTTTGGGTGGATTCTTTTTCACATTGAAGCATAGAATGTATTACTCAGTTTGGGCAAGGAGTTCAATTTTAATGGGTTCTATTACATCGTTAGCACATTTATATAATTTTGAGTATATAAGAGAAACATTAATGTTATCCGAATATGCTATTGTTTGTATTATGACTCAAACGATGTTTAGTTTATCAATATTATTATTCACGTTTACAATATTAAGATTCAAATGGAAATGGCAAGTTGACGTACATAAACATTGTACATCGTCAGATTGTCCGTTAGTAATGAAATATAAATAGTATTAAAATAAGAGAGATATTATGGCAAAGGTACAGTCAGCAACAGAATTAAAAGAATACGCATATCGTAGGTTGGGTTATCCAAAGGTAGAAATACAAGTGGACGATACTCAGGCAATGGATCGTATTGACGACGCTGTTCAATTATTCATCGAACGTCATTTTGACGGTGTTGAAGAAAAGTATATCACTATAACGTTTGATGCTACTGACGAGGCAAACCAATATATTACTATGCCTGACGACGTTATCGCAGTGACACGCATATACGAGCCGGGTCGTTATTCATCAGAAGCAATGAGTGATGTTCGTTATAAAATTATGTTTGACCAAATGTTCGATATGACTAAAGTTAGTATGCAATACTACGAAATGACTATGCAGAACTTATCAATGATTTCTGACTACTTTAACCCTGATAGAACATTCACATTCAATAAAGCAAACAACCGTTTATACTCTCATTCTGGAACTATCTTAGGTCCATCGTGTAAAGTTAAAGGTGTTTGTTCTGTTGTTGCTCATACTACTGAAACCGACTGCGTCGCTGCGGCTGCGACGTGGACTGCGTATGATACGGAGACTAAGTGTACCACAGCCGGTTCATTATGGTATGAAGGAAGTGTTATGATGCTACGTGGGTTTGTTGGATTACACCCAGATGAGTCAACTGGTTATGCCATTGACGTATATAACGACGAATGGATGAAAAAGTACACTACTGCTTTAATTAAAAAGCAATGGGGTTCTAACATGAAGCAATACGATGGTATGCCACTTCCTGGTGGAATCGTTGTAAATGGTCAACAACTATTTGATGAAGCAAACGAAGAAATTTTAAGACTTGAAGAGCAATTCTCACTTGAGTATGAGATGCCAACTAACTTCTTAGTAGGTTAAGACTATGGGTATGTTTGATAATATGTCCAAATCTCCAATGATTAAGGACATGGTAGAAGAAATAGTAGAAACGATTGGGTTTTCTGCTAAGTATCTTCCACGCAAATATAAAAATCTAGATCCGATCTTCGGTGAGGATCCAGTATCACATTTTGATACGGTTTGGACATTAAACATACTAGTTGATGAATATACCGACTACGGGGATGTTGGAGATTTCTATTCTAAATTCGGTGTTCAAGTAACAGACGAAATGAAAGTGTCTTTTACTAAGAAAGCATTCGCCGAGCAAACAGTTGCTACGGATGACGATATGCCGATTGCAGGTGACTTATTGTACTTTGGTGACCTTGAGGCATTGTTTGAAGTATCGTTCGTAGGCAACGATTCTTCGTTCTACCCTACACCCGATGGTCCACAACACGTATGGCAGCTGAACCTTAAACCTTGGGAATATGGTCATGAGAATATTGACGTTACTGACACAGAGATTGAAGGGTTAGAAGCAGATATTAAAACTAATTTGAATAATGAATTAGGCACACCAGATTGGGATTTGGAAGACGACGATGTATTAAACTTCGAAGAAATGAATCCATTCGGAACAATAGGATAATAATATGTTTGGGACCACTTTTTATCACGGAACGACACGTAAACTTATTGTTGCCTTTGCTTCAGTATTTAATAACATTCATGTTCAAAGGAAGGAGCCGGGTGCTAGTGGAACTATTACCGACATTAAAGTTCCTATTGCATATGAGTCACAACAGAAGTATATCGCAAGGTTAATAAAAGATACTGCTAAGAACAGACAAGTCCCTAGAATGGGATTTATAATGAATGGTATGGAAATTGACCCAAGCCGGTCAATGAACCAAATGAATGAATTGACATTTGTACATGGTTCGGACGATACTAAAATGCATAAGATTTTTGCACCAATTCCATATAATTTTAATTTTACGTTAGATATTTACGTAGATTATATGGATGACGGTCTTCAGATTATTGAACAAATCGTTCCGTACTTTCAACCAGATTTCAACGTTGTTATTGAAGAAATACCAGTATTAAATATCGAACGTGATATACCTATTGTTTTGGGTGGTGTTACAATGACAGATGAATTTGAAGGTGAATTTGGTGAGCATAGAATTGTAAATTGGTCTTTAGAATTTGTTATGAAAGGTTGGATGTATCCACCTGTCACGGATGGTAAAATTATTAAAGAAATTACGACTAATTATAAATTTGCAAATGAGGGTGCGGGTGTTATTGGAGCAGCTGATGGTGATTTCAACCTTTCAGATTCTCCAATCATAGAACAAGTAAAAGAATCAGTAGACCCTCTTACAGCAGATTTTACTGACGTTTGGACAACTAAAGTTGAAGTTGGACATCCAGACAACCCTGATGATGCTACAGACGTTGATACTATGTCTGAAGTTAATTGGCCAGTGGATTAAATAATGAGACTATATTATGACAAAAAAGACAGTAAACGAAAAATTAAATGACGAATTATTAGGTTCTGGGGATATTATTTCTGAGTTTGAAAACCCAGAAGAAATTGTATTCGAAGCAGAAGCAGTGCTGGAAGAAGCAAAAGAACTTGCTGCCAGTAGAGAAAGAGGTATTGTACCAAGAAAAGAAGTTGTGTCTAATGCTATGACAGGCGATTTAGATGCTGACTACGAATTCGCAAGAGATAATTTATACAATCTAGTTGATAAAGGAAACGAAGCACTAGAAGGTATTATTAGTCTTGCAAAAGAAATGGAACATCCGAGAGCATATGAAGTTGCTTCGGGGTTAATTAAATCTGTTACCGATACGACGATGGAGTTGTTGAAGATGCAGAAAGAACTACAGATTATGAAAGGGGAAAAGCCGTCAGGGCATTCAACAACTAATAATAATTTATATGTTGGTTCTACTGCTGATTTACAAGCACTATTAAAAGGAAAAGATTTAAAATGAACGACCAAATAAGAAACGAAATATTAATTAAACATAGAAAAGAAACTAGATTACAATCATTAGGTATGATTGTCGGTGTGCTTACTACAATGTTCGTAGCAATGACTATGATGGATATGTTTAAACTAGTAACAATAATGCATAAGAACCAAGTAAATGTTATGAAAGTCCAATCTGCTCATACTGGTATTAAACACCTAGAAGAGTTTGATTCACATAAAGTAGATGACGAGGTGATGTTTGATGAAATTTATGTTCGTTTACGAGAATTGGAGAAATTTCACAAGTAACACAAACTAAATTATATTATGGCAAAGACAATCTATTTAGGTAATCCTAATCTTAAACGTCAAAACGTTGAGATTGATTACACTGAAGAACAAATTCAAGAATACGTGAAGTGTAGGGACGACCCTATTTACTTCATCAAAAACTACATTCATATTGTAAACCTCGATAAAGGATTAATTAAGTTTGATTTATATCCCTTTCAAGAAGAATTAGTCAATACAATTCATAAAGAACGTTTCACAATCGTGAAATGTCCCCGTCAGTCAGGTAAATCACAAACGTCTCTTGCGTTTATGCTTCACTACATCCTTTTTAACGACCAAAAGAATATTGCTATCCTTGCAAATAAATCAGCAACGTCAAGAGAACTTCTAGGTCGACTTCAGTTTGCATATGAGAAGTTACCAATGTGGTTACAACAAGGTGTGATGGAATGGAACAAAGGTTCTATTGAACTAGAAAACGGTTCTAGAATACTTGCTGGTTCTACTTCTTCAAGTTCAATTCGTGGTTATTCATTCAACTTGATTTTCCTAGATGAGTTCGCGTTCGTACAACAAGGTATGGCGGAGGACTTTTTCCGTTCAGTATATCCTACAATTTCGTCTGGTTCTGATTCTAAAGTAATTATAGTTTCAACACCTAACGGTATGAATCACTTCTATAAGATGTGGTTAGATGCCGTTGAAGGCAGAAATACATATAAAGCATTTGAAATCAACTATTGGGACGTTCCTGGTCGTGATACAGTTTGGAAAGCAGAAACAATTGCCAATACGTCAGAAGAACAATTCAAACAAGAATTTGAATGTGAATTCTTAGGTTCGGCAGGCACGTTAATTAACCCTGCTAAATTACACTCTCTTGTTATGAGGGATCCCATTTACAGAAAAGATGACTTAAAAGTTTATGAAGAAACTGTTAGGGACAATGCATACGTTATTGCTGTGGATGTTGCTGAAGGAAGAGGACAAGATTATTCATCAATGAATGTTGTTGACGTATCAAAACTACCTTTTGTTCAAGTTGCAACATATAGGTCAAATGAAATTTCCCCACTATTATTCCCACATTACATAATGCAAGTAGCACAGGCATATAACGAGGCAACGGTTATTATTGAATCAAATGGTCCTGGAGCAGAAGTTGC